GTGACGAAATCTCAAGGACTTAGAATAAGAGAGTTGTCTGTATTTGGCGCAGATAAAAAGACAGCTACAATTTTATTTAAAAAAGATGTCAAGGTAGTAAATGGAGCGTCGAATACCGGTAAGAGCTTCTTACTCTCGTTAATCGACTATATGCTTGGTAAAGAAGATCTTAAATTGATTAAAGAAGCTGCAGGGTATAGTGAATGTAGAATGAAACTCTACATCAATGACACTCCTTTTTTTATTATTCGCAAGTTTAACGACGAAACTTTCCAGGTTTACAGAGGCCACGAGGAGGAGGAGGATAGCTTCTACTCGTACTTTAAAATTGGTAATGAAACTAAGACAGTAAAAAATATTAGTAACTTTTACTTTAAAGAGCTTGGTCTTAACAGCGTTACTCTCGCTAAAAATAGAAGTGCAAAGAAAGAGTCACTGACTATTAGAACATTATCCCGCTCAATCCGTTCCGATGAAAAGAGTATTATTGATGATGTATCACCTATTTTAACGCCTGTTTACACTGAAGATACTAAATACCAAAGTGTTTTTAAGTTTCTATTGACAGGGAAAGATGACTCAGACTTGGAGACTTTGGTTAGTCGTGGCGCGTTCACAAGTGAAAAGAAAGGGAAAATATCGATATTAGAAGATCTTATTGTTGATTTAAAAGAAGATTTAACTTTTCCTAAAGAGAGTGTTGAAGATTTAAAATCTAGCAAAGATAAGCTGCAAGCATCAATAGAAGAGACGTTAAACCGCGTATCAGAAGCAGAGAAATCGTTACTTGATATCGTTAATACTAGAAAAATTGTCTCCAAGGAATTAGATATTGCCAATTATCAGGTTAGAAACTTAACGGTAAATAATATAAATTTCAACAAACTGAATGCACTGTATGTAAGGGATATTGAACGGTTGAGTTCACAAGAAGAAGCCGCTTTTCTACTGACGGTTGGGCATAATGGTGAGTGCGGTGTCTGTGGACAGTCGTCTAAAAATATATGTCAAGACATACGATATATAGATGAACTGGCTGTAGCATCTTTAGCGGAAATTGAGAAAATAAAAATAAAAAGAGAAGAACTGTTATTTGCAATTGAAACCACTAACAGGAAGAAAAATCTTTTTGAAGAAAATGTACTTAAACTTGATGATAAATTAAAAACTTTAGATGAAGACGCAGAAAATAGATCTCCTATTATAAAGCTCGGGGATGAAAACCTTGGTGCTCTAAGAAAAAAAATGAGCAAAGTTAGTGCTGATCTTTACATTCAAAAGAAAATAACAAGATACGAAACGCAATTACAAGAAAATGAGCTTGAAAAAGCGCCTAAACCATATGGAAAAGAGAAGTTTTTACCTGAATCTTCTTATATAACTGACTTTTGCCTAATATATAAAAAAATATTGGACGAGATTAAGTTTCCAGGGGCGCATAACGTAGAATTTGATTTTGATACTTATGATGTAGTCATAGACGGAAACCCTAGAGATAGTAATGGTAAAGGTGTTAAAGCAATCCTACACTCAGTGTTTAAGATTGCGTTATTAATTCATTGCAGAGAAAAGGGATTATTTCACCCTGGGCTTTTAATCCTCGATTCGCCTCTCGTCACTTATAGAGATCCTGTGAAGCATAGAATGGGTGATCTTGAGGATGATGAACTTGCTTTGAAGCAAACATCAGTACGTTACAACTTTCTAGACTATTTAAGTAAAATTAGTCATTTGGCTCAGTTTATTATCATAGAAAACATTGATATACCTGAGGCTTTATCGAATCAAATTGAAGTGGAAACCTTTTATGGTAAAGGTAATTCAGAGTTAAGAACGGGTTTCTTTTAATAGCCCTGGTTTAGGGAAGCGAATCTACAGCCTCCCTTATCTGTTCTAACTCAAATCATCCCACGCTCTTTCGCCCATTCAATGAACTCTTTGTATGGGCGTTTTCCTCTCATCCCTTTCACCGCTTTTGGGAAGCCAAGCTCTTGAGTCCAGCGCCAAAGAGTAGGCTGGCTAATCCCAAGAGTTTCACGAACCTCTTTATCACTGATGAAAAAGCGTTGTGTTGCTAGGTTTATCGTTGAATTAGCCATTTTGATTTCCTCTCTTAACTGAATTTTTAATATAACAAACATAAAACACCGCACAAATAACGGCATAGACGGCGAAACTGATCATTGGGCAACTCCTTTTGCTGGTGGCATAATTCGTATTCGGTTGGTTGTGTGCCAACACATTGCATCCCCATTAAACAAACCGCCTTCACGTAACTTAGCGCAGCCTTGTGGTAGCTGTTCACCACACTTACCGCAGCAGCCGAGATCGCTTTCAATCTTCGGTATCTCGGCATGAACACGGTGAATAAGCGACTGCAAAGCTTCAACTTGGGTGTAAGGTTCGCTTGGGCAAGCGAAGAACTGGCAAATTTCATTAAGCTTTGCGATTTCATCGGGTGATAACGTCACTCTGATATCGTTATTACCACTGGTCTTACGCTTATCCCTTAGGCGTTTTGCGCGAACTGCTGCTTGTTTGCGTTTGCGTTCTTCATTCATTTTTCAGCCTTACGTTTACGAGAGTTCGCTGTCTTTTTCATTGGAGAAAGCAACTGGCGAGCTTTTGCTAAACAAAAGTCGAAACATTTGCCACCACGACCTCCGAAAGAAGCGGTGGTTCGATAGGTTTCAATCGCGAAATTACATGCACGATTTGCTTCATGCTGTTCGTAGCCTTCGCCAAGTAAGATTTGATGAATATTTTTATGGATAAACTCTTCCTGAGAGTTTCGAAGTAGGGAAGTCGTCATTACACAAAGTTCCTTTGGTTTCTGGGTGAAACCTGGCAATCAGTCTAAGTACTTGAAATTGGTGGTCAGCCAGTTATATACTGATTGCGAGGCTTGGTTCTTTAGTTCTAAGTCTCATTGCACAAAGTAAGCCCTTATTGGTTTGGTCACCGATAAGGGTTTTCTTGTTTTAGTCGTTCGCCCAATCGTACCCCGTTTCAATATCCATATCGTAAGCTGTCACTTCATCACCTTCACCAAGCTCCATAAATTGATCATGGATGTCACCAAAATCAATGACACTTCCCGCTGCGTACATACGGAATAGATAAGATTCGAAATCACGATTGTGGGTTATTACTTTTGCCTTGTTATCACTACCTTGGTAGCCAATATCAAAGCCAATCACTTTGCGTGTTTTTATTTCCACCTTTATAGAGCTACGGCACTCGTTGAATGACTTACCTCCTGTAGAACGGTAGCTAGATGATTCAGCTTCGTCATCAAAACCAATACTTATGTAGCTAGAATTCCAACTTCTATCTTCACGCTTAAAGCAAACAGCAAAACTTCCAGAGTGGTCCGGCTGATAGTCGGTAATTCCATCTTTCAACATGGTTATCAAATCATCAAATTGAACCGTTTCGCCTGCTGTAGGACAGATCTCGTTTAACAGGGTATCAACTTGGTTTACCACAGGACCTTCAATGTGTTTGTTAAAACGCTCTCGGATAGTCGTAGTGATAAAGTGGTTGTATTCAAGAATGCCAAGGTTATCCATATCCAGTTTTAACTGGTCTTTCAACGCACCTTTAACTGCCTTTCCAAAGTCTGAGTAGCTACGGAAAAAGTCGGTAAGTTCGCTGGTGATCGTTTCTTCAATTTTCTTCTCAATTGCTTCTTGTAACTCAACTGAAGCGAGTGTGTTTTTCACTGCATTAGTAGCGATTTGTTCGATGTTTAACATGGTTATTCCTTAGCTATAAAAGGGTGGTCAGCCCTTGGTAAAGTCTCATTGCACAAAGTAAGTGGGGTGTTATTACGTTAATTCATCTAGGTACTTATTGGTGTCCTTAAACCATTTGGTTATCTTCTTGTCTTGGCCACTGCCTGCTTCAATATAGATTTCAAAATTCACTTCATTATTTGCAAAAGCGTCATACCCACCTTCGTGAGTGCGAACACTGATCTCTTGAACATGAGCCGAGAAGTCAAAAAACACATCATGGGCAGTCGTCATGGTGAGCTCGAAGCATCGGGTGGTTAGCGCTGCAATCTCTTTGGAGTATCGTTTTAAGATACGCGCTGAAAGTTCGGGCTTTTCACATGTTGGGAATTCAATTGGTACTGTCACTTTGAATCTCCTAGTTAGTTGGTAGAACCATTGAATTCAACTTACTGCTCAATTGGTCAGAAAGAGCATTGAATTGATGAATGGTTTGGGCGTCTTCTTTTCCAACGCTTACTTCCAAGTTTTTGCACTTATCACTTAGCTGAATGAGTTGTTCTAGTTCGTCATAAAACGGGTCGCTTTTTGGCATCTTTGCTAAGAAGTGTTCGAAGCTCGTTCTATGTAATTGAATGACTTTAGAGCCTTCTAGAGTTTTACCAATAGTTGCTGTTGTTAGGTGTTCCATTTAGTTACCCTTTTAAATTAACTTTTGGTTAAGTTAACTTATGGTTAAGTTGCGTGTCAATAACTAATGGTTATTTTTTATAAAAAAATAGCTCGCATGTGCGAGCTATTTAGAAGAGGTAGGGGAAATATAAAACGTTACAAGTCCATAATGACCTGTTTGACATAACCGACAATACGGCAGTTGCCATTGATAGGTATAGGGTCGTATTTGGGGTTAAGTGGGACTAGGAATTTTTGAGGTCCATCAATTTCTAGTTTCTTTATAGTAGCTTCAGGAGCGTCATTTAGTGTTGCAACTACAATTTTTCCATTGTCGGGGGAGCTACATGGTTCAACAACAACAATGGAGCCCGCAGGGATTGAAGGTGATCCGTGGGGGTTTGTCATCGAGTTCCCTGTAACTCTCATTGCAAAAGCATTACTAGATGTATTTGCTGACACAGTTTGCCATTCAAATTCAGTATCTTGGTCTATGATCACAGTTTGCCAGGTCCCAGCCTGTACCTGGCTTAAGATGGGAATAGCTTTTAGATTTTGAGAATCTAAATACTGGGCATTTGGGATTTGAAAGTTTAGAACCTTATTGATAGTTGAGCGGTCCCTTTCAGAATTAAGCATTTCAATATCGTTACTATCTAAGAGGCTTTCTACCGTAGTTCCTAGTAGACCGGCAATATCGGCAAGTTTCTTAGTATTAGGTATAGATTCACCTACCAACCATTTACGAACACCAACTAAAGATATCTTAAAAGGTAAGCGTGATTGTAAGTAAGTTGCACGTCCACGTTTGGGTATTCCCGCTAAATCACATGCTTTGTTTAGCCTGTCAGTAAAGAGTTGCTGCCGATCCATAGACTGTCTTCTATCAAATTAACCATAGGTTATCTTAACTTGGTTGACACTTAACTATCAGTTGATGTTTAATAAATTAACTTTTGGTTAAGTTCTGGGGTTTAAGTGAAACCAAATATAGTAAGTAAAGTGCTCAATAAACATTTTCAAGGTAGTTATCAAGCAATGGGAGATTTATTTGGCGTGAGTTCACAGGCCGTCCGTAAATGGGAAGTCGCGGGTGAGTTTCCTGCAAAGAACGGACGTACCCAGCAAGCCCATGAACTAACTAGCTTCAGCTATAAAGTGCTGACACCAAGTGCGTTCAAATCTTCCTTGAGCTTTAAGTCAAGATTAGCTGAATTTTCAAAAACAGCCTGATCACCAACATTCTGGATAAACAACCAGTAAGGAATAACCATGCAACCCAGTTTAAAAAGCGTTATGCATAACGCGGTAGTCGCTTGGCGAAGTGATGCAACGAAAGAACAAATTGCAGAATACATTTCTCGCTTTTATCACAAGATGAAAATCTACGAGGAAGAAGACTGCCAAAGGGAACATCTTCTCAAAGTACCGTCGGCTTTGAACAATCCAAACAACACTCAAAACCTATTTCGCTATGTCAGTAGAACAAGCACTGAAGCCAAAGCTAACGTCATGGATTTGTTGCCTGCAATTATTGCAGCTCTACCTAAAGCTAGGGCAGCAGCTGCACTGAATCAATTCCTAAACCCGCTTGGATATTCGGTTGCGGCTATTGGCTCATGTCAAACCATGGCGAACCGAGATCAACTACTCGCCGATTTTAGCAAAGAGTCATCAGAAGCATTCCGCTCGATACTTTTACTCAGTGAACATGCTACGTCTGACCAACTTCGCGATGCTTACCGAGAATTGCAAGAGAGTGCCGGTTCTCACGATCCGTTACTTAAATACCTAGAAACATTGATGGCGCAAAAAGGCTGACCACCTGATTGCCTTTACTAACCACGCTAATTATCAAAACAAGAGAACTTTGTGCAATGAGTCTTTCTTATCAAAATTACTACGGGCAAATGCTGTGGATAGCAAATAACGGTAACTGTCGTTATGTGGTGTCGCGCAGTAAAGCCAAGCAAATCCTAAAAACCATGCAGGCGAGGGCGGTTAAGTGATCGAATTCCTAGATAGGCCTATCGCTTTTCATCGGCCATTCGTCAAGCTAGGCATCGGCATTACGGGCGCATTAATGCTAAGCCAAGCGATTTATTGGAGCCGCAGAACCAACGCATCCGGTTACTTCTATAAAACTCAAGCTGAGTGGGAAGATGAAACTGGAATGACGCGTAGAGAGTTAGATACTGCTCGAAAAAAACTGCGTGAATTATCCATTCTTGAAGAGAAAAAGCAGGGTGTTCCGTGCCGTATTTTCTACAAAATCAATGAGCCAAACTTGATTGCACAATTGCGCCATTCTAGTTTGGCGGAATGCGCCAAGCAGTGCAGTACAAATGCGCCAACCTGTGCTGCACAAAAGCGCCAAACTAAAACAGAGATTACACAGAGACTACCAGAGACTACTAACAATAAAGATCATGTGTCGGTGGTTGAATCTTGCTTTGCTCGGCTATGGGCGGCATTCCCTACCAAGAAATCGAAGAAGAACTCGTTAGCAAAATTCAAAAGCATCGTGACAGCGCAAAGTGAACCTCCAGAGGTATTCACTAACATGCTTTGCCTGGACGTCGAAAACCGAGTAGCAAACCGCCAGTTTGGTTTCGACAAGCTTCACCTAACGACTTACTTGAATCAAGAACGATGGAACGACGACCATGAAATCAATCACTCAAGCATTGCTCAATCAAGCAACTCAGCCACAGGATCACAAGCAAACCGAGTTGAACAACACAACGCAGAATTGCTCGCCCGCTACGGACACACTGCCGCACCAAGTGGGCAATCAGACTTTGCACCTGAGTGTGGAGGATTGGATTCAGGCGAAGTTTGTGGAGGGGTACGGAGCGAAGTGGATTTACAAGGTACTACCATCGACTTGGACTCAAGCGATTTCCACGATGTCGGTAACTGATGTTCGAAGAGCCGTAAGCCAAGCTCTGCTAGAAGGGGATGCGTGGCCGCCAAGCTTGCCTGAGTTCGTTAACATGGGCCGCGAAGAGTTGGTTGATATCGATGAAGCTTTTACCCGAATGCTACGCTGTGAACCCAAAGGGGATATTGAGTATTGGGCATCGCAAGAAGTTGGTTTTGTTTGCCGTGGGCAACTAAGTGAGCGGGAAGCCAGGGCCAAGCATCGCAAAGCATTGAAGAAGTATGCTGAAAAAGCGAAAGCAGGTTCACTGCCTGCAAGAAGCACGATGCGTTTAGCCGACAAATCGAATGTTAAACCCATCAATGAAATCACAAGACCAGATCCAAACAAGTTCAATAAGAACTCGGTGTTTGCAAGGGTCGCAGCAATGGGAGCAAGGGCGTAATGAAATTTGAAAAGCTACTGGCAAAGTTCAATGTAAAAGGGATCAACTACGAACCATCGCTAGGTGGTAAGGGGTTACTTTCTCAGGATGAGCAGCTGGCAATTGTCGGCCTCGCATGGAAGGAATCACCAGTAGGCTTTCTGGTGTTGTTCGTTGAGTGCTTGCAAGACAAACCTGCATTGAAAAAGCTATACCAAGCCACCCTGATTGAAGCCAACACGCTAATGGAAACATGGAGAGGCCCATACCCAGATAAAGCGATCCAAGCTTTAGTCTCTACCGCGATTGCAGAAGCGACGCAGCAGTTCGGCCAAGTTTGCCCTGAATGTAATGGCAGCGGTAAATACATTGCCAAGAACCGAGCAAGAAGAACCTGCCCATGCTGCGATGGTGGCCGTATAGGCTGGACACAAGAAACCCGCTTTGCTTACTTCTGCCAAACTTTACCCGTCACCTTCTCACGTTTTAAGAAGTACGAATCTATTTTAGGTAAGTTGGTTAAACGCTTGGTGGATAAGCGCAGTGCTGCTGCTTTGGCATTGCAGGGTAGGTATGAGCAAGAAGAGCAAGTAGCGAAAGTATTAGAAGCTGAGGTATAGCTCGTAAGGTTGTTTGAGCAGGGTAGTGAGAGTAGGGAAGATATGGTGTGATGTAGCGGTAGGTTGTCTTGACCTTCGACCTACATCAACACCTTTGCTTGTTGATTTACTGATGCCCCCGTTTGGGGGCTGAAGTTTAACCCTCCTAAAGTAACTTACCCATAATGTTTTATTTTCAGTGACAACGATACTTACTCTTAAAAAGAGTGCTTGAGGGAATTGAACGTCGGTTATATGGTGTTGTTCATAGAGTGTTTGCAAGACAATCCTGAGCTTGGAAATTGGTACTTAAGCAATCTTGGTTCAAGCGAATTTGCTAATTAAAACATAGTTCGCCCCACATCCACGAAAGCGTTAGTGTTTAGTGCGGTAACAGAAGCCACACAGCAGTTCGCTATATCTACTATTGATCGACAATTATCTTGTAAGTCATGTTAGCGGGCAGTACATTGCGAACAACCGAGCAAGAAGAGTCAGCCTGGTCATATACTCCGTACATAAGAACCTCGTTTTTCTTATTTCTGCCAAAATGTGCCCGTAACCTTCTTCATGTTTTAAGAGGCTTTTGAGTTTAGCTAGAGTAAGGGGAGATATGGTGTGATGGAAGTGGTCTTGACTTACAGGCTACACCAATACCTTCGTTTGTTGCTTTGCTGAAGCCTCTGTTTGAAGGAGATGTGAGTTGGTCAAAATTCCAGCGAGTCAGAGGGGGTAACGTAAATCTTTCACAATATAATTAAGTGTGACTGGAAACGAGAGACGTTTTCAGTTGTAATTGGGGAAAGTACACATAGTTCTGTTTTTTGGCGTTATTGCTAATGAGTTGGGATGTACTTATTAGCTAGTTTGAACTGAATGAAAGTTAAGGTATGGAAGTACAAATTTGTAAAATATGTACCAAATACTTAGTAGGGTGAAGAGATGATTTTAAAGTTGAGTATTAAGAACTTTTATAGCTTTAAAGAAAAGGTGGTGATTGACTTTAGAAGTAATGAAAGTGAACTTGGTGTTGCAAAAGTTGCAGCCTTCTCTGGGTTGAACGGCGCTGGTAAAACCAACGTTTTAAGGGCTATACAAAATGTTTCTCTTATTACGGATGATAGTAGTTCTATTTCTAAAAATGAAAAAACTTTGGATGTCGACGGCTACTTTTATAATGAATACCCTAGTGAGTTTGAATTTCTATTAACTATGAATGGATATAAGTATGAATATTCACTTCATTCTTATGACAGCAAAGTTTTGTACGAATCTTTGTCTTTAATATCAGATGACAGGACAATAGTTATTTTTGAAAGGGTTAATGGTGAACTCGAGCAACTTCACAACGATTATTACGAGCTCAAGCACACAAAACCAAAGCTCAGTTTTTCATTATTAAGTATTAAAGATCTATATGATTTTGATGAAGACATGGAACATATAGATAATGTTCGATACTTTTTTAAAAATATTATAATTAATGTTGGACCTAAAGGTTATATTGATCTTTCTATTGATGAAGTATTACACGATGCAACGAAGCACTATTTAAAAAATTCTTCTACAACAACAATTTTAGAGGCCATGATTAAAGTTGTCGATAATTCGATAAAAGGTGTCGAAATTGAAACAATGAAAAGCACATCAGGCGAAGATGTAATTTTCCCTTTATTTAAGCATGAGGTTAATGGAAAAGAACATTACCTCCCACTACACAAGGAATCTAGTGGCGTTAGGAAAATGTATGTATTGACTGATTTGATAATCAACTCTCTTCAAAGGCAAGGGTTGTTAATTATCGATGAGCTTGATAGCCATCTACACCATTTATCAATAAAAATGATCGTCGAACTTTATAGCACGAAAGAAAATACCGGAGGTCAGCTGTTATTTACTGCTCATTCTTCCGATGTGTTATCTTTGGTAGATCCAGACTTTCTTTATAAATTTGAAAAAAATAATAATGCAACAAGTCTGGTGTGAATATGGTGAGAATTTTTCTATTACTACTAATTTTTTGTGGGAATTTACACGCGGGTGATGTCTCAGAGTATCGAAATGAATTGTTGATTATCCCAGATTATCAATCGAATAGTGATGTCGCAGCCAGTATTATTTATAGCAAAGAATATCATGCGCTGAGCGATAGACTTTCGCAGCTAGAGGCAAAGCAAGAAAGCCAATTTATAACAAAAGAAGAGTTTCTTGATACAAGACTTGTCAATAACGATGTTCTTAATAAAGTTGATACGATTGAAACGTTGTATCACACATTAATTGAGCAGCAAACTAAGTATGTCCAATCTAAGGTCGATAGCCAAAATACCCGTATTGAGACGATAAGTGACCATACTAATCATTTTTTTTCCGCTCTAACTATTATTTTAGGCTTTTTAGGGTGGGTTACGTATCGAGTCTCGAAAAAAGAAGCGTCTACCGCTGCGGAAACAGCGGCTGAAGATTGGTGTGATCGTTCTCTAGAGACTCATATTGAAGATGTCAAACGAAACTTTAGAACTCAAGTTGAGACTCATATTGAAGATGTCAAACGAAACTTTAGAACTCAAGTTGAGACTCACATTGAAGATACTACGAAAATACTTCATGAAAATAAGACCGAAATTGCCACTAGGCTTGAAGTATTAGTTGAAGAAGCAGACTCTAAACTTCAAACGTTAAACACTTTACTTAAAGAAGGGGAGTCTAATATTGAGGTGCTTCATAAGCTAAGAGAGCGAGAGGAAAACCGTCAACATCAACAAGCTGAACTAGCCAGAAATAAGCCAGCTAAACCCTCTTCAAGCAATGATTTGTCCGATACTGAAGATGTAAAGTCAGCCTCTGATTTCCCAAACCAAACCAAACTAAGTGATTTAATTTCAGATTTCTTGTCATCTGTTGAGAAGAAAATTGACGATAAATAGGGGAACTATTGACACTCAGAATGAAATTCTGCACAATTACTAAATTAGAAAACCTCGCCTAACCGCGGGGTTTTTTCGTTTCTACCGTTTATAACTGACAAAGCACCCCTTTCCATTGTGAAAGCCAGGTGCTTTTTTGTGGGAGTCATATGCAAGATAAACTCAGTTCCTTCTCTTCATATCTCACTAGCGGCTTACTGGCTCTTACCGGGGCATTCAGTATCCAAGACTGGGCGGCGGTGATTGGTGTGGTGATGGTGTTTGTCACGTACTTCACTAATCGCAGCATTAAACTCAAATTGCTTGATGAAGTTCGCAAGCAACGAATTTCGGAAGAGCTCTGTGAAAAACTTAATCAATAAAACTGTCTGCTCTGTCGCGGTTGTTCTTTCTATCGTTTTCAGCCTTACTCCAAATATGCAAACCAGTCATCAAGGCCTAGCACATATTGCCAACCTTGAAGGGTGCCGTATAAAAGCTTATCAATGTAGTGCTGATGTTTGGACCAATGGCCTCGGCCACACAACAGGCGTAAAACAAGGTGATGTGGTCAGTGAAGAGCACATTGCTCGTAACTTCATTGCCGATATTAAAACTGCTGAAAAGTCGGTAAACCGCTACTTAACCGCTGACGTTACCCAAGCTCAGTTTGATGTGTTGGTGAGTTTTGTGTTCAACCTTGGCACTGGCAACTTGAAACGTTCCACCATGCTTAAGTTATTTAACCAAAACCAACCCTTAAAAGCGTGCGTCGAGCTTTCACGTTGGGTCTATGTTAACGGCAAAAACTGCAGGGACCCTGATAGCCAATGTTCAGGGGTCGTGAAACGTCGCGAATTAGAACAACAAGCTTGTTTGAACGGCTGGTAATAAGGACTTTATGAGCTTCTCTATCAAAAACACTTTGTTGATAGGTTTGGTTATTTTGCTGCTTGGTAGCTTCGCTTTTTCTGCTTATCTACTTGAGTTAACCAAGGTGCAAGCAAAGCGCTACGGTGAGCTTCAGGGCCAGTTTCAAGACTCTCTTAACAAAAACAAATCACTTTCTATAACCGTTAAAACCTTAAGCGCTGAAGTTCGGCAGGCTCAAAAAGCTGCGGATGCATTGTTACAAGCCAAAGCCGAGCGAAAGGCTGCAACGGTTCTTACTGTTACCCAAATCAAAGAGGTACTAGTTCATGAAGAATGTGCTGATGTGCCTGTTCCCAATTCTTCTGAGTGGTTGTACTACCACTGAAGTGATCACTGAATATCAAGACAGGTTGATTCTTCCTCCTGCAGTTTATCTGACTTCTTGCCAACAGCCTTTTACTGCTCCGCCGCAAACCTATGGCGAAGCGGTAGAACGTGACCCGATATGGTTAGAAGCCTGGCGCAATTGCGCTGACCAAATTGAGCACTTACGTGACTTTTACGGTTACGACAGTGCGCTCCCTAATACGGGCAAATAACACTTACTACTTGGGTGGTCGTCCACCGTTATCCGTTGTTGCCCGTAATTCATTCCTTACGAGGGTGTGCAAGCGTGGGTTCCTCGCTGTCTTGCTTGTTAGCCATGATCATATTCAGCTCGCTGCTGAAACTCCTTATATGTTAGCGCAAGTCCAGATTCAAAAAGGAACAAGCAGAGTTTGAGAGAACTTCATTAATAGGTAACGTCAGCTTAATGCGAATAAGGGCGTGACACTCGGAGAGACGAGACTCATTCAAGAGGGCTTTCAATGAACAATGAAAAACGACTTTGGAATTTAACCGAGTTGGAAGCGTTCGATTATCACCGTTCTACGATCCGAAAAAAGCTTAAGTCTGCAGGTATTGAGCCTATCGCATTTAAGGGACAAACCCCGCTTTATGATGTGGTTCAGGTGACGCCTTATTTATGTAAGGCACCTTTAAAAGAAAGTGATGCTCCCGATTTGATGGGCTTTAAAACTGCCGCTGAGCTGAGAGCTTACGTTCAATCCGAACGAGAGAAGTTAGCACTGCAGAAAGACTCAAACGAATGCATTGCAAAAGAAGATTACGAGAATGAAATAGCCATTTGTATTTCAGGTGTGAAGGGCTTTAAAGACAAAGTGATAACACGTATTGAATCGGCGATCCCAACGGCAACAACGCAGCAGCTAGAAGATTTAGAAAGCTTACTTAATTTTGATTTAAAGGCGGTATCTGATGGCCTTGAACAAGTTTGATTCACGCCTTGGTGTTCAATTCGCCGATGCGGGCAAGATCCGGAGAGAGCTCGCTTATCTTTGTGCGCCAACCGATAAAACCCCCATTGAAGCTGCTGATGAAGATTTGTGGATCTCTGATGGGACGGACGTAACGAAGTTTTTATCCTCATTAGTGCCTTATATGAAAGAGCCAATGAATTGTTTGGCAAGGCGCATTTATGAAGCGGTGATTGTGGTCGGCCCTGCGCGTTCGGGGAAAACTAAAGCGTTAGTCGAAGGGTGGATCAACTACACGGTGACGCAAGCCCCTGGCGATATGCTGCTGATTTACAGCACCAAGACCAAAGCGGCAGATATGTCTAAAGCCGATTTAGACCGCTGCTTTTCAGCGACGCCAGGTATTGCACGTTTAAGAACGGGGCGAAAGTCCGACGATAACATCACGTCGAAAAAATTTAAAAATGGCATGAATCTCAAGTTAGATTCTGCAACAGAAACCAGCTTATCGGCGTCGACGTATCGTTATGCCGGCGCGACCGATTACGACAGAGCTGATGATGGAGTGGGGCAAGAAGGCTCGAAGTTTGAACTGATGTTAATGCGCGTTCAAAACGCCAAATCTTCAGGCATGGTGATGGCCGAAAGCTCTCCTGGTCGTATTGTTAGGCACCCTAAACCGGAAGAAGAATTACTAGCCCATGAGGCACAACCATGTGGCGGTATCGCATCGCTGTACAACCAAGGCGATAGACGCCGTTTCTATTGGTTGTGTGACGATTGTCATACGCACTTTAGACCAGAATTCGAAACCTTAAAATGGGACGACAAAGGGGATCCTTTGCTCTCGTCTCAAACCGCATATGTGGCTTGCCCAAGGTGTGGCCATCGTATTGAAGAAGTTGAAAAACATTCGAAGAATCTGAGTGGGCATTGGTTTCGTGAAGGTGCGGTCAATAAATACGGTGAGTTAGTTGAAGACGAATCAGAGATACGCACAACCAAATGGGCCACGTTTTGGTTTGAAGGGGTGATAGCCGCTTACAGCGGTTGGCAAAACTTGGTGTATCGCTATCTCAATGCCGAAGCCATTTATGAAGACAGTGGTGATGAAGATGCGCTGATCTCCTTCATCAATACCCGAATGGGGCGCTCTTATATTCTGCAATCTCAAGGGCAAGATATTGGTGCTCATGAGCTAATGGAAAAAGCCAAAGGCAATCCTTATCTGCGCGGTGTGGTGCCTGTCGGTGGCCGCTTCTTGATAATGAGTATCGATGTTCAAGGTGGTAAATCCAATGCTCGGTTTGTGGTGCAAGCTCAGGTGTTTGGCGAAGGTCTGCAGCGCTGGGTTATCGACCGCTTTGAAATTTTAACGACACCGCATCGGAATGGTGACCGTATTAACCCTGCGATTTACGCTGAAGATTGGGACCTACTTATCGAGCAGGTGATCAAGAAAACGTACCCCGTTGCCGATGGTAGTGGGCGGGTAATGAAACCGATATTAACGCTGTGTGATTCTGGCGGTTCGGCTTCTGAAAAAGACGGCAAGAAAACCTCCGTGACCGATTTTGCTTACCAGTTCTATAACCGGCTCAAAGCTAAAGGGTTGTCACATTTGTTTCGCCTCGTGAAAGGCGCCAGCAACAAAGATATGGATTCACTGATTAAAGAGTCATACCCAGATAAGCGCAGCAAATTGGCGCATGGCGAGATCCCTTTGTTAATGTTGCACACCAATCGACTTAAGAACCGAGTAGTGGCCAGCTACTCTCGCGAAGAATTCGGCTCTCGATATTTTCATTTGCCTGCATGGGCGGAAAGAGAGTGGTTCGATGAACTGACGGCTGAATTCATTGATGAAAAAGGTCAATGGATCTGCCCTGATAAGACGCGTAACGAGAGTTTTGATTTATGCGCGTATGCCGAAGCCGGGATGCATTTTCTTGGTGGTGATGAAATCCATTGGGAAAGCGCACCACCTTGGGCGTCTGAATGGCAGATTAACCCGAATGTAATTGATGCTGACTTACAACCTGTTTTCGAGCGCAAGCCTAAGAAACGTTATAACCACTCAAGAGGTATTTTCGGATGAGTTTAGCGATACCAACCAATCAAGAGCGTTTGCAATGGTACCTCGAAGCCGAACAGAAAATCTTACAGCAACAGTCTGTTAAGACGGCAGAAGATGAAGAGCTAACCTTGGCGAGTTTAGCGACGGTGCGTAAGGAGATAGAACGTTTGCAGCGCATTATCGCTCTGCAAGCTCAAGGGGGACGACGCTCTATGATACGGAGAAATTATCTTGAGTAGCCAAAACTTGCTCGACAAGCTTGTGGCCGTATTTAGTCCTCGAAAAGGGTTGGAACGTGCCTACGACAGACGGCTGTTGAATAAATACAACGCAGCACTTCCCCGAAATCCGCATACAAAAAAGACAAATAAACAATCGAAAGGCGATTCAAATTCGTTGAACAAAGGCGCGAAAGCGGTGTATCAACGGGCGCGACATATGGATGAAAATAACCCATTTGTTACGGCCATTTTAGATGAGCTTTGCGCCAATGTGATTGGTCCGAATGGCATCATGGTGGAGCCTCAGCCTCTAAACCATAAAGGTGAGGTTCATATTGAATGTGCTCAGGCGATCATGACCTGGTGGGAGAACTTTTCTTTAAACCAGAACATCGATGCTGAACATTCTCGCGCGGAAACTGAATGGCTTGCGGGTCGAACATGGTTTCGCGATGGCGAGGTGTTTTGTCGAATGTTCATGGGTAAGCACAGTGATTTGATTTACCCAACAGAGACACCCTTTGCGGTGCAGCCTTTTGAGCCTGATTTTATTCCTTCGCATATAACGGAAGCTGAAGGGGGACTGTTTGAAGGTATCAAGCGAAACAAGCTTGGTCAGGCTATCAGCTATTTGATTCAGAGAGATTCAAGAGGGTTTGAGTTTGTTGATGTCGATGCGCAGTTTGTCTGCCATTTAAAGTTTACTCGGCGCTTTCATCAAAACCGTGGCATTTCCCTTTTGCATTCCATTTTGGATTTGGTCGATGACATCGAAGATTACGATCAATCTGAACGAATCAGCGCCCAGATAGCGAGTCGTTTTGCCTATTACATAAAACGAGACCCGACATTGAATTCAAATACATCAGATGCGTTCGATCGCGGCGGTGATTTGTTTTTAGGTATGGGGAATTCGTTTGAACTAGCACCCGGTGAAGATGCAGGGGTGGTGGAGAACAATCGAAAAGAAACCATGAGCAGTCCTTTTCGAAATGCTCAGCTGCGACTGGCCAGTGGGGGCGCAGGAGTGAATAACTCTAGTGTTACCCGAGATTACAGTAACGGCAGTTATTCCGCTCAGCGCCAAGAGTTAATCGATTCATTCAGTCGCTATCGAGTGCTGCAGCGAAAGTTTGTTTTAGGTTGGACTCGTCCACAGTATCGACATGCTTTGCAAATGGCGATGCTTGCCGGTGAAGTCAAAATCCCTGCCGACGTTGACCGAAAGTCTATTTTGAATGCCATTTATCAAGCGCCAGTGATGCCATGGATTGATCCTGGTAAAGAGATGGTGGGTGTAGAGAAAGGAACGCGTTTGGGGCTGTATTCGTTAAGTCATGCACAACGTGAGCGTAACATTAACCCTTTGTCTACTCGCCGTGAAATTCAGTCGGAGCGACAACAAATGAATGATATGCACATCGTGAGCACTTCGGATCCTGCTCATGCGACAAAGCCCAACAATAAGACAGAAGAGGCAAAGAATGCCAAAGCCAAATAAGAGCTGGTACACGCTCAAAAATGAAGCCGATGTGATTAAGGTCTGGGTGCATGGAGACATCAGCGCTTGGGATATTGATGCGACTGAAATCATCGCTGCGTTACAAGTGGCCAATGGTAAAGAGGTCGAATTACGAATGCTCAGCGGCGGTGGCAGCGTCTATCAAGGCCTAGCGATGTACAACGCATTGAAGGCGCATAAAGGAAAGGTAGTGGGCATTGTCGATGGTATGGCCGCGAGTATTGCGACTTATGTCCTGCTGGCATGTGATTCTATCCGTATGCCTGAAAATGCCATGTTGATGATCCATAACCCAGCCATTGGAGCATGGGGTGGTGAGAAGGAAATCAATTCAGCGCTTCAACAGTTGCAAGCGGCGACCAAGACCATTTCTGAAGCGTACGCTGAAAAGTCGGGTCAACCTCTTGAAGAGGTTCTGACCGCTATGGAGAGTGAAACCTGGTTCACCGCGCAAGCCGCTAAAGATTGGGGGCTTGTCGATGAAGTGGTTGAAGCGGTCGATCTCAGTAACTCATTACAGAGTTTCGATGAATCTGATTTTAAGAATTTCAAACAAGCGCCAAGTGAGCTGATGAATTCGCTAACGCTACAGTCGAATGAACCGACACCTTTGGCAGCGTCTGCTAAGCCAAATGAACCTCAAATAAACAAACCCAAGCAGGTAAGCGACATGCCGAAACCAAATGAAGAATTACAAAACGCTGTAAAAGCAGAGAATCAACGCCAAGCAGATATTCGTGCGTTGTGCGCTCAACATAAAGTCAGCGAGGCATTAACCAATGAAATGCTGACCGACTTATCGTGCTCAGTAGGACAGGCATCCACTAAGATTTTAGAAAGTATTGGTAGCCAATCAGCGGCAGGTCAGCAAGAGCCTGAAGCGAATTTGACGGCCACGCACATGAGACTTGGCAACGGTAACCATGTCAAAGACGAACTGCAAAATGCGTTGAATGCGCGTTGTGGTGTTGCGGATTTAGAAAAAGACAACTCGTTTGGTCATGAGTCATTACTGAATATGGCGCGCGCTTGTCTCGATGTGAATGCACGAAGCGCCATCACCAAGAATGAATTGGTCAACCGAGCGTTTAACTCCGGTGATTTTGGCGACATCATCACCGAAGGTATTCGAACCGTGATGCGCGATGAAGCGCAAGCAAGAGCCCCGATGTGGCGTGAACTGGCTAACGTAGAGAACCTGACGGATTTTCGTGAAACTGAGCTAGTGATGGTTAATGACGCGCCGGACTTGATGAAAGTATCGGAAGATGGCGAGTACAAAGCGGCGGTCTTAAAAGGCAGTGGTGAGCGCATTCAGCTTGCGACCTTTGGCCGTGAAATCCAGTTCACTCGTCATGCCATCATTAATGATGAAATTGGCTTAGTGGCTAAGGTACCTCGTAAATTCATGCAGTCCGGTTATCGTCTGTCAGACAAGCTGATGTTTAACGCCATCCTCGCAGGCAAGATGGCCGATGGTGGTAATGTCTTTAAAGCGGGCAAAGACAAAGGCTGGGGTAACTTAATCAATGACATTCCAGCAGGTGATTACGCGGCGATGATTATGGCTCTGCATAAGGTCTTTGCTACGGCAACCACCATCCCACTGGATGGTGAAGCGGGTCAAGGTGATGCGTTAGATCTTCGCGGAGAGCTCCTGATTGCGAGTCCAGATCATGCCTCAATGTTTGAAGCGGTTTTGAATACGGCGAGTAAACCGGATGCCTTTAACCCAGCTTATAAAAAATTCGGTAAGGTGATTGAAACTGCGCGTGTAGGCGATGTGAATGGCGCTCTGGCACTAACAGGTAAAGACTTTGATACCGTCGTGATGGGCTTCTTAGATGGCCAGCAAGACCCATGGCTAGAAACGGGCGACGGTTGGAGCAGCGATGGTGCCAAGTTCCGCATTACTTACGACTTGATGTCGAAGGTATTGGACCGCCGTGGTATTGCCCAGGCGACCTTTAAGTAAAGCTTGGAAGAACAATTTGATTGTATTGACAGGGTGAGCATTGCTCGCCCTTTTTTAGTGGTGAAAATATGCGTTTAAGCGATGGTAAAAAGATTGTGGCGACTGTGCCAACGGGTGGTTTTAAGAAAGATGTACCTTGTCTACTTGGAGCTTTATTAGTTGTTCCCAACTTTACGGCAGCAGCTGGTGATACGGCGGTGTGTTATACACAAGGTCATTTTGATGGTCCGATTAAAGCGGGTGATAGCGTGAGCTTTGAATCTGAAGCTGCTTACTTCAAAAATGGTGAGTTTACCAAGACAAAGCCCACGGCATCGGGGGATCTGTCTCAACCGGTTGGGGTTTTCATTGATAGTGGTGTGCTGCTGACTGGCGGCGTACTCACTGAGTTTGTGACTTAACGACTCGTGATGAGCGAGTTCGAATCGGCTCGACGTCTTATTCGTGAATCTATCCAACGCTGTTTTGGTCGTCCTCTTTTTGTGATGACGCCACAAGGGAAGCAAATTGAAGTGATCGGATATATCCGAAGTCACGAGAAGGGTGTGAATCAAGTGCATTTACTGGCTACGGATTCTGAGCTCCCCGAAAGTTGTACGTTGATTTATCGCGATAGACGCTACCAGCTAGTTTTTGATGCAGCAGCTAAAAGCCCCAATGGCACAAGTCAGCTCATGAGGGAATATGTTCTGGTATTAGATACCCAAGGTGCGAAGCATGAGTGGTCTGAATTCTAGTCGTTCCCAATTGCTTTTAGATACTGAGTTTATTCGTCGTTATGAAGCGTTTGAAGAAGAAATTCCTAAAGCGGTACTTCGAGCTGCTTCACTCACCTCTAGATGGTTACGAGGGGTATCGATGGCTGAGCTTGGCTACGAGCTGAGTATAGATAACAAAGCGCTGCGTTCACGATTTCGCGTGTACAAAAACGGTCGAGTGTCGAAGTTGTGGATTGGTGTGCGCGACATTGGCGTTCACCGATTAGGAAAGCCGATTCAAAACCGCTTAGGCGTTAGAGTGGGTGAGCATTTCTTTGCCGGCGCGTTTATCTCTCCGATGGACAGCGATCAGCTTTTGGTATGGCGAAGGCGTGGCAAGGCAAGATCAGTTATCGAAAGAGTAGAAATCGATATTGCGGATGATGTTGATTCGATTGTTGAGAACTACTTGCCTGATATTAATCGTAAATTTGAGGCGTTTTTTCATCGTGAATTCAAATACGTTCTTTCGATCGCCGCGTGAGTGGGTCTTAGTGGTGGTCAATCACTTAGAGCAGCGGCTTGCGCTTAAAGTCGATACGGTCTATCGACGCCAAGCGGTTGAGTTGGCCAATACCACTATCAGTTATCACATTGGCGAAGCCGAGCCGGTTAATGAATACGCCAACGATGGGCGTCACCTTCATGACATTGAATTGAGGTTCTTGGTTGAAGTGCCTATCTCCATGGATGGCTTCGATTTGGAAGCGTTGGACGCTTCAACGCGTGTAGAACGTGAATTACTGCATGAGCGATTTGGCGCTCCGAGTGATTTGGCGCTCCGAGTGATTTGGATGGCGCGATGGTGGTGTCTAATCTACCGAGTAAGTTTGATCCACAAAATGGTGTGTTTGCACGAACCGTGACGATGAAACAGCGTATTCGATTAGGCCCAGTGGAAGAAAGCTGGCATTACATAGACGGGGGCTGCGACCATGCTAGCCAAGCTTATAAAACATGTGAGCGCATTGGAGAAGAAGGTTCTTGAGTTACATGAAGAACTAGAAGAGAACAATCGCGCGTCAGCCAATTTACTGCGCTTAGGTGTTGTTGTGAAAGCAGGGGCAAATACTGTCGATATTCAGACAGGGGATAATCTAGTAAAGAGGATCCCTTTTTTTGTGCTTGCTGCTGGAAGAGTCAGCCAATATCGGCGCCCTTCAGTTAGCGAACAGTGTTTACTGATTAACTTGGGAAGCGGAGACAGCTTAAACAATGCCGTGGCGTTAATGGGATTACCCTCTACTCAATTTCAAAGCCCAACCGTCAAAGGTAACGAGGTGATGACCGATTACGGTAACGGTATGTCAGAGCTTTATAACCTCGATGACGGCTCTATTGTCTGCCGGTATCCAGGGGGCATGAAGATCTATGGTGATACTTGGCAAGACGGGGATTACCAAGCAACGGGAGAGGTCACCGATCATACTCGTTCGATGCAAGCTGACCGAGAGATTTATAACGAGCACGATCATCCAGGCATACTCCCTGGCCCTGCGAAAACCAAGCCAACGGAGCAACAGCAATGATTGGTATTGACCCCAAAACAGGAAAAACTGTAACCGGAGCTAGTGCCTTGAACTGTCGTTTTGCAAAAGTATTAACGACAGAAGTCAGTTCACGAGTAAAACGTCGAGGGGTTGGAAATCGAGCGGTCTCGCGTTTGGGAAAACAGCAGACACCCACCGAATCCATGATAGTCCAAAATCTAACGTTAGAGGCTTTGTCCAACCCATTGAATGGGTTAACGGATTATCAAGGCATTCAGTGCCAAGCAATCCCACACTTGAATGGATTTAGAGTGAAAGTCTCGGGAACATGGCGCGGGGAACCTCTGCAATTGAGTGGTGCATTATGAGTAATAAACCTCAAGCTTTCAGTGAGCCTAACTTTGAATCTTTGCTGAATGAATACATCAATTTTGCGGTGGAATATTGCGCTCAGCGAGATGAAGATAAAGCGAAACAGTTACGTGAGGCCTTTAATAATCAAGGTGAGCTTCTCGCTCAGGTGACACAAGCGTTTGTCTTAAAACGAACCGCTGAAATACGAGAGCAGAATCATCAAGCTTTGCAGATGTTTCGTAAGTACGTAACAGATACCGAAATGGTAGATTTGTTGGCGTTGCAATACAGTTTAAAGCGTCAGGTCATTGAAGCCGGTGATGATACCGTTTTTCCCGCAAAACCAGCGGTCATGGAGTCTAATGAAAGTTTGCTTCAGCGTTTTGATTTAGCGCCTTTCCAGTTTCATACCACCGGCACTCGGCTTGGTTATCGTTTTCATGCCATGACTTTAGAAGAGCGGCCAACCATTACGGTGAACTCTGAAAAAGATGCTCTGGTGATGCGCTATGAGTTTCCTGAAACATCCTTACCTAACCCTATCAAAGATGCGCAAGCCAGAATGCTTGAACCCAACTCAGGCAAAGTTTGTGTGGCGTTATTAAGTCGTACATCACCCAATGGTGTTCCAAGTTCGACCTTGCTTGAAAGAGCAAGACAATACTTAAATCGTGATGACATAGCGCAAGAGTCGGATGAGGTTACGGTAAAAGCGGCAACGCCTAAACCTTATCAAATTGAAGTGACGCTTTTTACAGGAGCGGATCCCAATAATGAGGTAGAAAAAGAGTCGGCGGTCGCTGTGGCTTGGCAGTTTGCCGAGAAAGCACAAAGGCTTGGCGGCATCATTGACCGGGAAGAAGTGGCACATATCTTCTATGAACTGGGTGCGAAACGAGCCAAGGTTCAAGCACCTGCAGTTGATGTGGTGTGCGCTTGGGATGAAGCGCCACATTGTACGGAGGTGATTGTGAATGTTCGATCTGAATAAGGAGTTTCTATCGGTCCAGCCCAATAATGCTTCTCTTATTGAAGAGGCTTTGGAGTTTGCTTGGACAGAGCTTATTCAATCCACTTTTTGTCCTTATCCCAATCTCAAACAACCCTTACTGACGGATAAAGCCTTCGTGGCTTTGCTTGCTGGTGAGCGAGGTGTAACGGATTGGCAACCAAAGGACACGCTAGAAAGTCAGCGTAAAACGGTGGATAAGGCGTTTGATATTCATCGAAAAGCAGGAACGCGATTTGGTTTGTCTATTGCCCTGGATGCGATTGATTGTGATGTGGAAGTGACACCTTGGCATCAAATGGAACCAAGACTAGCGCCTTACCATATTGAATGTATCGCATGGCAACGAAACCAGCCGCTTGATAAGGCGGCGACAACCCGAGTCTTAAGCCGTATTGAGAGCACTAAATCTGAGCGAGACACGGTTGATTTAATCATGGCGCTTGGCGCTGATTCTGGGTTTGAATTTTCAGCGGTGAAGCAAAATAGTGTCATTGCGAAAGACGATCATTGCAGCGGTACCATTAAAGCATCCCCGGAAGTCCAATATTTCTCCTTCTTATCTGGTGTTGGCTATCACGTGACGAGTTTTGATGACTCTGTGACGGGCGAGGTCCCCGATATTTCACCAGGCTTTGCTCCTTTGTATTGGTGCGCAGCCACACGCCTAATTTTCACAACTGATTTTGAATTTGGAGCAGTAGCATGAGTTATGTCGTGCAATACACCGATGCAGGGCTCGCTGAGCTTATTAGCGCTCGTAACCAAGGGCTAAAAGGGGCGATTAAATACATTGCCGTGGGTGACCGTAGTTATACACCGACGACAGGTCAGAAGGCGTTGAAACACGAGCTTCAACGCGAAGTCATTTTAGATTGGGAGGAGCTCAGCCCAACACAATTGAGAATGGGTGCAGTATTCAAAGGCAGCCAAGAATATGAAGTTCGTGAAGTTGGGTTCTTTTTAGAATCCGGTACTTTGTTAGCGGTGTATTCCGCCCCGAATACATTGCTGACCTACAAATCGGCGAACTCGAGCTGGCTACAGAAGTTCACACTGGATGTGTCACCACTGCCGAGCAGCAGCGTGACCATCGAGGTCGGTACTGAGAATGTGAATTTACTGATGTCTGAAGAGTTGGCGACGATGGCCGCGGCGAACGTTGCCAATATGGCACGTCATGTTAGCTTGCTTTTTAAATTTAATGAGCTGGCTAAAAACAATACGCGGTCAAAATAAATCAATCATTTCATTTTTTACTACTCACTTGCTAACAGCCTGCTGATGCTGTGAGGTTAGCACTAATCAAAACGGAGCTTAACGCATGAGCTTAGAGCAACAAATCGCATCCCTTGTGGATGCGTCTAATAACTTGACCGGCGCGGTAAATGGGAAGACTGGGGAGATTGATAAGCGGATGGAGGTTGCTGAGAAAGATTTTGATGGTTTTAAGATTGCGGTCAAAAAGCTCATTCCAGCGATTAATTTGCTGCCAGACCCTGGCTTTCAAGCATCACCGGTAGGCCTAGGTGTCCCTGCCAAATTCGGGTTCTCAACTCCTTATGGTGCAGTAGCAACTGTTGAATTAGCAGATCTTACTGAACAAGACAAATCGGAGCTAAAGGTCGTATTAGGGAATGGTTCAGCTTTTTCTCCTAAAAGTCCCAATGGATTTTGGCCGAATAGTAACTACCCTAAAAAGGTCGTTATTACTCAATCAGTAAAGGGTACAAGTTCGTCATCTGTGCGGTTCAGTTGTCCTGCTGTGAATGTTTTGGGGGCTCCCATATATATGAAGTTGGTATCTCAGGGTGGTTTTTCAAAAAAAGGAGGTGAACCTTGGAAGTTCGGCCCTGTCCCCGGAATGTACTTTACTAAAGGGGATATTGATGATGGCAATGCGTTTCAGGCATCAATGAATGGAATAACGGTCTGGGAAATTTTCATGCCTTTCCTTACTTTCCATTCAGACGAAATGGTTTATTCAAACGTTGGAGGCAACAAGTAATGTTGTTAGTTGAATCAGATTCTGGAAAAGTTTGTGGTACAGGAGAATTTGAATTAAGAACTCTGCCTTTAGGTTACTACTTGGTTGATGGCCCATACGTCAAGTCAGGGCTAGTAGTCGAGAATATATCTGATATTGTTGAAGAAATTTTGACAATAAGTATTAACAAGGTTAAGCAGAATAGACAGAAAGCGTATAAAGTTGAATCTGATCCTTGTTATCTAGAATGGCAATTCGACAAAACACCTGAGTCAGAAAAAGCCTGGCGCGATAAGGTGGCAGAAATTAAAGCTCGTTACCCTCTACCTACAACAGAATAACCGCCGCAAATCAGGCGGTTTTTTACACCCAAACTAAGCCTTTCACAGCAATGTGAAGGGCTTTTTTATTGGAGCAATTTCTCTGTGCAGAAATCCAAAGCGAAAACACTGGAATACCCGATCATCAAAGAGTTTCGATTGAATGGTCGTTGGGTGTATCCAAGCGAAAAAACTATCCACCTTCTGCCTCAACAAACGGCCTTCCTTATCCAAAACGGAAAAATAGGGCTAGCAATTGAAGTGAAGGTGTCGTCTAAATCCACGGAACAAGAGGGCAAATAATGCTCACGCCAATCCAAGATTTTGAGCTCAATGGGGTAGAAGTTAACACCATTGAGCCTCAACCAAGCATGGGGCCACTCGCATTACAAGTGGTTCACTTAACCGGTACCGCGCCAAATAAGAGTATTGGTTTGAGTTATAACGAGCCAACGCGTTTATGGAATTACAGTCATGCGATGTTATCGCTTGATAGCGTTGGGGCCAGGCAAGGCACATTGCCTAATGTGGTTCGCTACTTACTTGAATACGTTAAGTGCATTGTGTACGTCACGATTGTGGAAGCTAATGCGAACGTATCCGTCACTGAGGCGAATATCATCGGCGGGGTAAACAGTTCTACAGGAGCGATCACCGGCCTTGAAACCGTTAAAGCGTGCGCAGAAACGCCAACCATCATAGCGGCGCCAGGTTTTAACTCGAAAGCCGTTGGTCAAAAGCTCGCTCTTATTGGTCGTGATGTTCGTTGTCGTCCGGTTCTTGATGGTCCGAATACTAATGATATGGAAGCTGCAGAGTTTGCAGCTGAATTTGGATCGGAAGGGACGGGACAAGATAAGCTGTCGATTATCGACCCATGGTTTTTGAAAACCTATGACGGTGTGCAATCTCTTATGCCGGCTTCTATTGCTTTGGTGGCAGCTATGGCCTCGGTTGAAGGTTGGGAGAGTCCGCAAAATCGAGGGGTACTTTGTGATGAAACTGCTCGTAATGTTTCATACAAAATTAATGATAAAACTACTCAAGCCAATTTCCTGAATAAACATGGTGTTGTGACGATTGCTCGCACACGTATGGGGGGAGTGTCTATTATCGGCAACCGCTCTAATACAGGGCGTTTTCTTTCTCATGTCGGTTTGGAAGATTTGATGGCGCGTAAGCTTGAAGAAACCAGCCAACCATTGATGGGTAAACAGCTCACCGAAGAGTTTATGGGGCAAGTTGTTGACCGTCTAACGAACTGGGGCCAAAACTTAGTCGCTCAAGGTGTAATTCCCGTATTCAAAGCATTCCTGCATCCAAGTAAAAATAACCTAGAGAACTATACCTCTGGGCGTTGGTACTTGTGTGTCAACTATGGCCGCTATGCTCCAAACGAACACATGGTTTATGAAATGAGTGTGGACAACGGCCTTATCGAAGCATGGTTAGAGGAGGTCGTTAATGGCTGATCGTATTCGTATGCGGATCTCGGCTCAGGTTGAATCTGTGCCGCTGATGAACGAAATAGTGGAGTTCACTCCGGTTGATATCAAAACCAAGACGGTGTCTAACGAGGGCTCGTTTGTCCAGTCTGAAGATGTAGTGGGCTTTGAGCCGCTTAAGTGGACGCTTAAAGTACGGGGTGATCACCAAAAAATCCAAAACGCACTTGGTCGCTTCTTTATGGATAACGCTCAAGTGAACGTGACGGAAAAAGGCAAAGGCACCGACCAGACGAAGTACCAAGAGGTGTACTCGATGTATGGACCAATCACCAACATCAAAAAAGATGCAGTGAAGATGGGCGAAAAGCCAACCGTGACCATCGAAGGAACCTGCAAGGCGTACAAACTCACTGATACGGGTTCGGTCATTCACGACATTAACGTGGATACAGGTAAGACCGTTGTTGGTGGTGTTGATCTAATGGGAACTGCTGGTATTGGGTAATTACGCTTGTAACGTTCGTTACGATTTAATTGAAGTTTATGTCGAAATAGGGGGCTTGCGCGATCTGGAAAGGCGCTTATCTTAGATATTAGTTACAGAGAAATTGAATATATAAGGTATGAAACATGGCGTCTAAGAACTATGAAAAGGTTAATAAAAAAGAGAAAAACGATGAGATTGATATCGCGTGGGACGCAATCGAAAATGTCATTGTGAGTTTACAAGCAATTTCATCAACACTTGGCATCACCTTAGAAGGGAAAGAGCGAAGTAATGAAGATTATCGCGCAATTCAAGGCATGATGCAGTTAGCTGACTTTCAAGAGCGCAAGCTAAGTAGTTTGGTTTGCCAGACTCACTAACTTTACCCAATCAAAACCTAAGCCACCCAAACCGGGTGGCTTTTTTTATGGAAAAATTTCATGAAAAACCAAAGCAAACTGACTTTCTTCTCGCGTGAAAGCGTGGCACTTAAAACTATTCCTGTTGCGCAGTTCCGTAAGCTGCCGCATATCGAAGCCGAACAAGAACTCACGGCCAAACAGCTATTCGAACAACGCAAAGCGGTGATCATGGCTTGCAGTGATGTGGCCAAAGAAGAGTTCGAAACCTTATCGGTACCTGACTTCAATCAGCTTTATGACGACATTTGTGATTTGATTCTAAAACCATCAGATGAACTGCGAGGCGAACAGCTTAACGGTAAGTCGTTAGAGCTTACCTTGCTGCATCCTTTCGAGAATGAAGTGGGTGAGAAGATTAATAAGGTGAAGTTTGCCATTCCTAAAGTAGCGCATTCTGAAGCGTTGGCAGACATAACTGAAGAGCGAGCGCGCGAAGATTTTATGTTTGAGGTGATCACAGGCTTGCAAACATCCGATCTTGATTTTCTCTCAATCAATGATTATTTAGCGCTAAAACCGCAGGTGGGCGCTTTTTTTCAACAATCGGCGGCGTACTTTCGCCCGACGACGTTGAGAGCTTAATCGACCTCATCCCAATGCACCGAAATACATCTGAATCTGAGCTAAGGCGATGGCCGCAAGATATCGCGGTGCGTCGTTATGAGCTTATCCTCGCCAAACTTGGGGTGAAATAATGTCCGAGAAAATTAACCTCGTTCTTAATACCACCGTAAATGGTCTTGAAGACATTGCTTCAACGACAACAGCTACAGAGCGATTAACTGCCGCACTTGAAAGCCAGCGTGGCGAGGTGATCTCACTAAATGGCAAGCTCAAGCAGCTAAATGGTTTTGAGTCTGCCAGTAAGCGAGCGGCTAAGTTGGCAGGTCAGCTTGATGATGCCAAAACAAAGGTGACTCGCCTTAGTCAAGAATTGGAAGACAACAAACAGCGAACTTCGGGCATTCGGGTTGAATACAGTAAGACACAAGCTGAGATAAAAAGCCTTAACTCCCAAATGAAAAAGGCTTCGGGCGAAGGGGCTATTGATTTAAAGAACCGGTTATATGAAGCGCAAAAACGGCTAGATTCGTTCAACGATGAGATTCACCACGGCAAGGTGAAAACCAATGAGTTGAATGCGGCCTATAAAACGGCAGGCAAACGGGTTACCCAGCTAACTGATAGCCAAAATAAGCAGCGCGACAAACTCAGAGGGTTGGGTGCCGCGTTAAAAGAGTCGGGGATCAATACTGGCCGTTTGAGTGATGAGCAAAGAAAGCTCGAAGCTCAGGCAGAAAAGGCCACAGCTGCAATCGCAAAACAAAATCGTCACTTGAAAGAGATGAAATCAATTCAATCACGAATTGATACTCGCGATGCAAAACTGAGTGAGATTGGTGGTAAAGCGACGTCGCTTGCCATGGCTGCTGCGCCAATAGCGGCCACGGTATGGTCGGCAGTTAAAAACGAAAGCTCGTTTGCTGATGTGAAAAAGGTGGTCGATATGACACCTGAAGAAGCAGACGCTATGCGTAATTGGTCGCTAAAAACCTCCACTGAAACACCGATGAGCGCCAATGACATCAACGCCATGTTGGCTGCTGGTGGGCAAAGCGGCATCAAAGACAAAGCTGAGTTAAAACAGTTCGTGCTCGATTCTGCCCAAATGGGTGTCGCTTTCGATATGGAAGCAGGCCAAGCGGGTGAAACCCTCGCGGTATTTAAAGCAGCATTAGGGTTAGATCAAAATGGTGCGATGGGCCTTGCTGGCCTTGCCAACCATTTATCGAACAACTCGAATGCGAAAGCTAAAGACATTGCAGGCGTGATGGCTAGGCAAGGAGCGTCTGCCAAAATGGCGGGGTTCTCCGCTAATGAAGCCGCGGCGCTTTCGGCGTCGATGTTGTCTGCAGGTATGGGTGAAGAACGTTCTGCAACCGCACTTAAGAATATCTCAGGTCGCCTAACTCTTGGCGGCGCAGCAACCAAAGCGCAGCAAACCGCGTTATCAACCGTAGGTTTCGATTCGGTAGATCTCGCGGCATCAATGCAAAACGATGCTTCGGGTACGTTACTGCAAGTGCTTGAAGCCATAAAAGATGCGCCATTAGAAGAACAAAGTGCGTTAATCACTCAAATCTTTGGTGAAGAAGCTAAAGGGGCTGTGGCTTCACTGGCGGGTAACACGGATCTCTTTCGTAAAACACTCAAGTTAGCTAAGCAAGGGCAAGACGTTCATATTCAGTCATTACAAGACGAATATGAGGCGCGAATAAACACCAGTGAAAACGGTATTTCTCAGTTCATCAACAAGGTTAACCGTTTAAGCGTGATCATTGGTACCGCTCTTTTACCCGCGCTCAATTGGGTACTTGAGCCATTAGGTGATGGCATCAACCTATTGGCGGATTTTGCCGAAGCTAACCAGGGGGTTACTGCTGCTGTTGGAATTGGTGTTGCTGGCTTATTGGCGTTCAAAGGCGCGATGTTAGCAGGCAAAGCCGCCTCCCTTATCTTTGGTAATACTCTCGATAAAGGGCGTTTGTTTCGAAAGGGCTTAAACCGAGAGACGCAGCAGAGTGGCCGCGCAGCGGCATTTGCAACTAAGCAATTGAGCCGGTTGAATCAAACCATGATGAGCATGGGATCTGGAGGTAGAGGAAGTAGTGGGCGAGGTGGCGGCTTGGGTGCTAGTGGTAGACGGTCAAAAAGTCGAATGCCTCCACGCAAGTTACGTTCACGAAACCCATTAGCGCGAGCCTACAACATGGTAAGTACTATGATGACCTCTAATAAAGCGGCATTACCTTTGGCATTGGGTGGGGGAGCATTGGCCATGACGCCGACGATTGCCATGGCTCAAGACGGTATAGGGTTGGCTGGAGATATTGCACAAGGCGCGGGGAAGATGGGGCTAGGTAAGTTACTCAGGCCACTTGATATGGCGATTAGTGCCGGCAACATTGCAACGGCGGTGACCGAAGGCGATACCAAAACTGCATTGGCCGAAGGTGGTGGGTTACTTGGCAGCATGGGTGGAGCCAGTCTTGGAGCGACTATCGGAACCATGATTTTTCCAGGTGTCGGTACCGTGATAGGTGGTTTAGCCGGTTCGCTATTAGGCGATCTTGGTGGTGAGTTTTTAGGGGGATGGTTTGGCGATAAGCTGGATTCGCCCGACGACAAGCTCATGGCCTCGGAAGCCGTGTCTGAAAAGTTAGTTGAGAAAGAAAAAACCGAATCTCTCATTCGACAAACACCCAATGTCACCTTTAAAACCGACGTCGCTATTCAAACCGTACCAGGCATGGATGAACAGAAAATTGCGGCTCAGGTTACCGCTCAAATTGACCAACAAATGAAGTCTCAATATGAATCTTTAACGGGGCTTACCATCGACGATTCCATTAGCGTATCTGCTATTGATAGAGGTTAACCATGCATCATTTAGTGATCGGAGAGTTCGTGTTTTCGGTTGGAGATAAAACACCCATAACGAAGTTTGATAGAACCACGGCGGGCGCTTACTCAGAAGTCGGCCTCATTGATAATGCGCGTTCAGAGCGAACGGGCAGACCACTTGAAACGATAGACATCACAGCAAAATGGCTTCAATACAGCGCTGCTAAATCAGTGGATGCGATTCGTGCCTTGATTGATGAGCCTCAACAAGTGAGTGATGGTCAAGGTTTTAACCTTGGCCGTTGGACGATTAAGCAGATTAAAGAGGGGCGCAGTGAGCTTATCCACGATGGTCGAGCCATGGTGACTGATATGTCTTTGCAGCTACTGGAGTCTCGTGGATGAAAATATTTGCTCGTAAAGGGGAATTAATCACCGATTTACTTTTTAAACAAACAGGCCAAGACAGTGATCAGTTAGAGATCGAGTTTTATCGCCTTAATCCGCATGTCCGTGGTGATGTCTTTACTGCGGATACCAATGTCCATATTCCTGAAATATCCACTGTGAAACCCACTCAATCTGTTACGAGGTCTTGGGATTAATGTTCAAACTAGTAGGTAAAAATAGCGAACTGTTATTGGGTCGTCTTAAATCCTGGCGCCTATCTGATGGCAACGGGATTGAGGGGGATAGCCTTTCTTTAACGATCAATTCTGATGACATTGACGGCATTCCCCCGAAAGGTGAGAAGTACTCTGTGTATTTGGGGGAAGTGCTACGTGATGAATTTCAAATATCGAAACGTTCAATCAGTTTACATCCGCGTGAAGTTGTCTTAGTGCTATCGGTCGCCCCATTCAGTATTAAAGATGAAACCGGTTATCGAGAGCGTAAGTCGATGAGCTGGGACAACACAACACTTGCTCAAATCGTCGCGGATAATGTTGCCCCTCATGGCTTTCAAGCTTTTGTTCATCCGAGATTACAAAAAATTGAAATCGAGCATATTGATCGTACTGATGAAAGTACACCGTCATTCCTTTATCGACTGGCCAAACAATATGATGCCGTCGCCAAGCCTATCGATGGCCGTTTCATCTTTGCTCCCAAGGGAGAAGCAAGAAGCGCAAGTGGCAAAGATATTGAAACCGTTACCTTGTCACAACCCAGTGGTAATAACCCGCAGTTGCCTAATTTCACCAATGTGAGTATCGACCTCGATGGCCGAACGGATGTCACCGGCGTGAAAGCATTTTATCTTTCGACTGAGAACGGCACTCGGCAAGAAATCAGAAAAGGGAAGGCACCATTTAGATCGATTGGTAAAGATAGAAACAGCCAGCAAGAAGCTGAGCAGGCATGCGCTAGTGAACTAAGAAAAATGCGGCGAGAGGGACGAAAGCTCAGTATCGAAGCACCGCCAAATCCTGCTGTGTTTGCTGAAGGGCTATTGGTTTTGGATAGCTCTTTCCCTGGTGTATTCCAAGGAACGTGCTCAATAGATAGCGTCTCGATTTCAGGTCAAGGCCTGCAGCCAAGACGAATGAGCATTAAAGCCACCTTAACGGGAGAATAGGATGATTACGTTGAATTCTGGTGTTCATCATGTCGCGACCGTTCGCTGTAAGATATCAGATACCCAAATTAGAAAATATGCGAGAGACCCGAGGGTTAAGCAGCTCAAAGATGTACGTTATTCGCTGTATTACATATTTGGTAAAGACCGTCAAAAAGGCAGTTGGCGGTTAATCTCATACCAAAATACTAAACAAAGTAGTGTTGTCTTTGCCCACTTTCCCAAAACATCAGCATCTCAAGCCATTCAACTAGTCAAAGACAACAATGAAAACAACACCCCTCTCGTGCGTCACCATTTTCTGCTGTTGGTGACGGATGTGTTGGAGTGGCATATTTCGAGACAAGAAAAGCTTGGTCGACTTGAAAAAAATCGTTTGATAGCTATTCGGAGCATGTTTAATGCCCATTTATATTCGATGTTTGATGGTGTAGAGGTCACGGCTTTGTCACGAATGGTGATTGATGACTATTTTGTGGTGCCATTTCTTCAAAGCGGATATTCATTAAGCTATGCCAAAGGTTTGTTTCAGCTAGTTAAAGTTGCATTTTCTACGGCGTATTCAATGAAAAAACTGTTTTCAAACCCGATGAGCGATATGCGGTGGACCGATTTTGTTAGCCAGTCCATTCGGCCTAAACCGCCCAAATTAATGCCGATGAATATTTTGGATACTTTAAATTCAATTAAGCATGTTGAGCCTATACCTAAGGCGCTTTGTACGCTGATGTTGTACCACGGAACTCGGATAGGAGAAACTCGGTTAGCTAAGTGGTCTCATATTAATTTTGAGACAAAGCAATGGCTCATCCCGGCGGATAATACAAAGACAAAACGGTTGATCATCTATCCATTAACTGACGAGATGATTGAGTTTCTTAAGTCCTATAAGGCGTGGCTGTTGGATAACCATTACAAAGGAAAGAACTTATTTCCTTTGTGTAAAAGAGATAAAAGCCCTCTCCATCGAGCGCAAGCCTGCAAATTGGTAAGAGCCGTAAGCCGTGGAAAATGGTCGGCTCATGATCTGCGAAAGCTAGCTAGAACAATTTGGGCAGATATTGGTGTGGACTATTTTATTGCTGAATCATTATTGAACCATGCGAAAGATAAGTTAGACGTCATATACATCCACTCTCAAGTTGAACTTCAGAAGAGGGACGCGCTAGTTGATTACCATAAATGGTTAAAAAAGTGCTGGTGAAGCTGCGTATGACCTGCATCTATAGGTTGGGTGTTTTTGTAGAAAGGTTATTTAAATCAATTGTTAAAGTGATTTTCATTCTATGTCTAGGAGGAGTGTAACGAGATGTCGTTTTTATGCCAAAACGAGCCAGTTAATGAGGCTCTTATAACCATTGCGCGTCAAGTTCCTCATCAAGTCGGGTTGGTAAAGTTAAGCAAGACTCAACTACGAGTTCTTAAGGTGATCAACGTTGGTGAAGAGGTGACTGCATTACAAATTTCGGAGCGATGTGATTTGTCGACGAGTTGGGCTAGTAGCAATTTAAAAAGGATTTGTGAGAAGGGGTATTTAAACCGAAAAATTGTAATAAGAGATTTTGGAGGAACTGAGTTCCAATATCTTAAGCTGTGAGTTTTGACACATGTTGGTTAGAACTTATAGGAACCTAGAGGGATATCATGTATTTTTATAGCAATTCATTATATTAAAATCAAAGAGATAGCATGGGCTGTAAGACTATTGGGACAAGTTGGTATCCGTTACGTGAATCTATGTTTGCTAAACGAGCAGATAAAACACTCGTTAGTGAAAAAAACAGTGGGCTTCCTAGTGATCTCCATGAGTTTTTTGGCATTCATACAACAGTGAAAAGACAGGTTGTCGAGCTGGAAGTCAACGGTAAGCTGATAAGCGCAAATATTACGCAAAAAGACCCATCTAGGTATCAAATAGACCTAAGTTCGATTATTGCTGAGTTATCTCCTCTGAAGTTCGAAATTGACAAAGAAGTACTGATTTTCGAGAAGCATGCATCCAAAGTTGAGGTGCGCCTCTCTAACCTAGATTTGATATATCAAAATTACTTTTTTAAGAGCCTGGAAGAGTGGCACTCGAAACGTCTTCAGTGGGCAATGCAGAAACAGGGTGAAATCGTACCTTGGAAAGATATAAATCAATCTGATTTCATGATTTGCTCAACGGCGAAAGGTATATATAAGCCCAAAGATATGCCTTTTGCATTGTCAGTAAAGCAAACGTTAAGTAGTCCATATGCAGATGAATTACCCGTTTATGATGAAGATGGGAATTGGAGCTATAAGTATTACCAAGAAGGTGAACCAAATTCTAAGGCCGATAATTATGCGACCAATCAAGGTTTAAATTACTGCAAGCTGAATAATATCCCTGTTGTAGTTTGCATTCAGGAAGCTAAAAAGCCGCAATCTGTAACTTATAAGATTGTGGGTATTGGTCGAGTTGCGTCTTGGAAGGATGGAATTTTTACCATTCAAAGTATCAACACTCTCACGTATAAACGTCATCAAGATTTAGCTATTGATAAGATCTCTGATTCACAAAGTGCGAATAACCAATACGACCCGAGAGATGAACAAGATGGCCGCGAACGAGCTTATCGACAGATAGTCGCAAGACGCGGGCAGGCTGCTTTCAGACGTTCATTGTTAAGAGCTTATAACTCTCGTTGTGCCATTACTGGAACAAGCATTGAAGGTGTTCTGGAGGCCGCTCATTTAACGCCATATAACGGCGCTGATTCAAACCATGTTACCAATGGCATTCTATTACGAGCTGATATACATACTTTATGGGATCTGGACCTATTAGCTATTGACGAAGAGACATACACGGTCCTGATTGCTGATGAGCTTAAAGGCAGTGTCTATTCTGATTTGGAAGGGAAGACAGTGTCATTACCCGAAGACGTAAATGACAGGCCTTCTAAAGCTTGCTTATCTATACATCGTAATACTTTTGGTCTGTAGGTACCTCTGACGCCTTAAGGGTTGCAAACGCGGGCACACCTCGCGAAATAAAAATTTTTTGGGTCATATGGTCACCACCACTGGTATGACGCTCGATAGCTAATATGGAACTTAGCTATTGAGCGTGATGCGTAACGTGAGACAAAGGGTTAGATTTGTTGCTTAGGTGTACCAATTCATACACGGTACTGACAGTATTGTTTGCGTAAGATAACTCTATAATTAATCAGTTCGTAACTAATTTTTTGTAAAAAAAACGAGCTAAAGCTCACTCTAGGTCAGATAATTAGGCTTAGTTTAATTATGCGGAATATTAACGGCTACAAGGTCGTTACATCGAATCTGTTCCGGCCTCAGAAAACTCAAAGCCTTCTCCTGTCATTACTTCTTTTGCTTCCTCCTGAGCATTTTTACGAACTTTATTTGGACTAATTGCACCTGTCTGAACTTTTTGTTTTACTCGCAAGTATGTCTTGAAGCTTTCTTTAGTTTCTCCTGCGTTCTTAAGCTCAGGCTCTAGGATCGCCAGTGCAGTATCAGCTCCATATTTCTTAATCATCTTGTTATAAGCATGATTTTCATAAGCTTCTCCCGCTGTACCTTTTAATTTTTTCACTGTGGCTTTGGCACGTTTTGTTATTGACTGAGACATCTTAATTATCCTTTGATTGTATGGTTTACGTTAATCTTAAGAATGGATTGCTCTAATTAGTAGGCAATTTCGAGCGACTCAATATGTCCCTTTTCTTGTATACCTACAGCATATATAGTGAATTTCTTTCTAACTCACAGATTCTCAAAGGAAAAATTACGATGTTAAAAACATACGAAGTGAAAATGTTAGATTATATGGATTGGCAGCTTTCTTGCGATCTTTTGGTTTGGGATGAGATAAAATCTGGTCGTGCTAGCGACGTTCTAAAGCTGCACAAGGAACTGGTTAGTAATATGAACCAATATATTACGTCCATCCAACCCGCTCCGTTCATGGTGGATAGTGAGGTGGAGAAAGAAAATATTATTTGCAATATACTTACCTATCTAAATGTAATGCACAGTGGGAATGAGTGTGAGTTAGAAGGTGTACGATCTCATTTTCTAAAAGATTACGGAGACCTCTACTTACCATTGATGAAGTCAATTATGACAGAATCACTGGCTAACTTGACAAAGTCTATTTCGAAAAATTGCAGAGTGCCTTGGACTACAATTGCTGCTCGCGCAGAAAAATCTCCTATGGGTTTTGATATATACCTTGACTGGTTGTGGAAAAACTATTTGAGCGATAGCCGCTTTCACCCAACACTTAAGCCAAAGCTATTTACTAATGAGATGTGGGAAACATGGCAAGCTAACAAGAACAATTCAAAAGTTCTCGAAAAAAAAATTCCCTCAACGGAAGGGGAACGTGTTGTAGAGCAATGGAATGAGGCAAAGAAAAATAACTATGGCTTAAGTGCTATGACTAATGGTTTTTTGTTTGATGTTGATGATATTGAAGTACAAATTGACGGTTCGAAGTGCGATAGTTCCTTCATCATCTATCTTCCTAAAAAGATGGATGAACAAAAGTTTGATTCAATTATAGCCGATGTCAAAGCTCAGATTTTTGAGGATAGTAAGCCAATCGAAACCTTAAAAGACTATTTCACCTATTATCTTCCTACAACAGCAAGAAGTGGGAGATACAAACGACAGATATTGAAAAAACGTAATCAAATTATTGGAAACTATGCTGCCCTATTATGTGATCGCATTTATCACAACAAGAGCAATATAAATGCCAGTGGAAAATTCGAACAGGAAATTACATCGCTTGAAAGTTCGGCTGAGCTTGCTTGCGACTATTTAAAAGACTGCGGTATGACTTACGACTCTGAAACACTCTTAAAGACAAGAAGGAAACTACTCACAGACAAGCTACCAAATTTAAAGCTTAATTTTGACTAA